GGTTGTTGGCCAGCGCCGGCCGGAGGAACGGTTTTGCGCGGTTCTTTTCGGTCCCAAGCTCCACCCACCACCAGTAGAAAGTGTTGCCACCCTTCTGGCCTTTTTTACGCATTCGAACACCGACCGAGATCACTACCGCGCCGAGCTCTTGGCCCAGTGCTTTACGCTCCACCATGGCCAGGTTGGCCGGGATGAAGTTGGCGGTTTCAGGGTCGTCGATGCGTGCGGCGCGGTCCTTCGCATCCAGCAGCACGATATCCATGGCGTCCTTGGCCGCAGGCGTGACCACCTTTCGGCGCATTTCCTCGGTCAGACCTTTGAACCTGGCCGAAAGCGCATCAGCACCGGTGAGGTTGTACGAGACCCAATCAGCCATCGCTCACCCCCGAAGACACCAACAGAGTGAGATATTCCTTCCGCGAGTTCGGATCCATTAGGGGCGGACCGACGATTGCGCAAACGGCACCGCTAGCCAGCACAACCCTCATTGCAGCCGTGATTCCTTCGCGGTAGCGAATAACAACTCGGCTTTTGGCCTCAGATTTAATCGCCTGCGCCGCGATGAAATCACGGGCGCTCAAGTCCTCGACCGAAGCCCAGACCTTGGCGAAATCAACCCACTGATCCGTCAGCTGTTCGCCGGTTACCGGGTGCTGTGATGTCACCTTGTGCTGGATACGAACGCGATGCCTCAGTTTTCCGGCCTGCATCAGAAGCGCTTCCTGTACCAAAGCAGCCTGTCGACTGCGAGAGGGACGGCCGACGGCGCACCACCCATGACCACGGCCTCACGATTTGAGTACCAGTGCCCGACGAGCAGCAAAATAGCCTGCTCAACGTCCCGGGTAAGCCCCATTTCAGCGGGATCGACCGGGTCACCATCCACGAGCTTACGGTCGCAGTGCTGTTCGACGTGCGCCTCGGCCGCTTCGAGATAGCCACCGATCAGAGCGTCTTCTTCATCACTATCGACTCGCAGATGCAGTTTCACGCGAGCAAGGTCGATCATTTACTTGTTCTCTTTCGGCGCGGCTGGCTTCGAATCCTTGGGTTTGGTGGACTTGGACTTTCCGTCGGCGCCGATTTCCTCGACCAGACCTTTGCCGATCAGCGTGTAGGCGTATTCGTCGTCAACATCATCGAACACCTGCCCGCGCTTTACCTTGGTTGACTCTGCCTTGAGCAGATCGGCGTTGCCCGTGAAGCCCCACAAAGCTTTGATTTTCATGCTCCCTCCAAAAAAAAAAAGCCGACATCACGCCGGCGTTTTGATGGTTACGTAGGATTCAGGCTTACTTGGGGAAGTTGCCCTTGACCAAAGCTTCCTTGCGGCGCACGCCGAGGCCCAGACGCTCTTCAGCCAGCAACGCCATCATATTCTTGATGAACATGTCGTTGATAAGACCCATCTTGAACAGGTAGGTCATGCGGTCGAAGAGAATTGCAGCACGGGCGAAGTTGGCGATCAGGAACTCGCCGCCGTCGTCCGCATCGCCCTCGTCCATGCTGTCCGAGGTGATAACCGGACGGCCCCAGAGGATCGGGGTAACCAGACCCTGCAGATTGGCGAACAGATAGCGGTTTTCACCGTCTTTCTGCAGCTCGATGTTCATCCAGTCGAGCTCACTCATCACGACGCCATCGGCCGACAATTTGGACTGCTTGCGCACCTGATAGATGCCACGACGCACGATGTCGATCGAGGTGTCGCCGGCCTTGTTCAAGGTGGCATCGTAGACAGTGGCCTGGGTCATGAGGCCGTTCAGGTTTTCGCCAGTACCATCGCCTTTGAGGATCTGATTTTCCTCTTCCAGTTTCAGGTCGTAGCGCAGCAACTCCTGGATATACCCCTGCATCTGGGGCACGTCGGCCAACGCTTCTTCGGTTACCGGCATCCATACCGCGATCTTTTTGACGCGGTCAGTTACCGGTTCGAAAGTCACGTCGCTGGTTGGCTTGGTGCCCCCTTCTGCTACCGGAGCAGCGCCGCGAGTATGCAGCTTCTCGCGGAAGTAGGTGTAGCTCTGCCCGGTGACCGGGATGGCGGTGAGCAGGTCGCGAATGCGCAGCTCCTGGCGAATGCCTGGCTGGATGATCGGGTCGTAAATCGGCGCAACGATGCCAGCACTGGTGACCTTCACTTCCTTCATGGCGGCCAGATCGGACTTGGTGACCTCGATCTCGGCACGGTTCGCCGAGTTCGAAGACAGCGACTTGTAGCTGTCATCGCTCTTGATCATATCGATGAACGATTTACCCTCGCCCGGGCCGCCGCGCAGCTTGACGCCCTTCTGTTCCAGGTCCTGGACCTGGTCAATTACGCGCTGCAGATCGTCTTTCTGCTTGGAGATCTGGCTCTTCAGATCGGTGGTGACTTGATTGCCCTTTTCAACTTCGGCAATCGCAGCGTCGTACTTTTTCTGCAATCCGGTGAAACCGGTCTTCAATTGCAGCTCCAGGGAATCCTTCAGTTCTGCTACTTCGCTCATGGCGATACTCCAAAGTGGGTGGTGAATAACGTGGAAATTGATTTCAGCTCTTCCACGATCGCCGTGGCCTCGCTGCCGCCATCACGGCGTAGCGCGGGATAGCCGAGCGAAGCGACTGCCGCCGCTTCCTTCTGAGAAAGCCCAATGCGCTCACGCAAGGCGTTCTCGAAAAGTCGAATGTCTGATTTCACAGTGAGGATCTGCGCCGCGGGATTCATCCCGAAAGGCACGAAGGAGGCTTCCCAGAGCTCGGCTTCTTTGATGATCCGTACACGGCGGCCACCGCGCTCCTCGAAGCTTTCCTTGATGGTGTTGAAGCCGATCGACATGCTGTCGAGAATTTCGGCCTTCATCAGTTCATAAGCGTCGCGCGCATAACTGACCGCGAGATTAACCTTGCCTTTGAGCAACAGCCCGTGATCATCCTGCGTGTAGTCAGCGGCGCCGACCAACCGCGTCAGGTCATGGTAGAGCGCAAGCTTCAGCTTGCCTCCGCGGGTGGCCTTTACCCGAGTAAAGGCACCCGGAAGGATGACGTCATCGCCGAGGTCAACATTGTTGAAAACCGCGGCGTAGCCTTCGAAATTGCCTGCGTCGTCCACCGCCTTGAGCTCAAACGGGACTTCAAGTTTTGACATTGGATTGCATCTCCCACCGGGTCACCCGGTTGTATTCATCGCCGTCCAGTGGTGGCAAATTCTCTTTCTCGCGCACTTCGTTGATGGTCATCCAGCCAGAGCCGCCGGAACCGCCCAAAGCGCTGCCGTAATAGGTGGACCGCCCGGCGCTATCAGCACGTAAAAGCCCCTCGACCGTAAATTCGACGAATCTGGAAAGCTTCCGGTAGACCTTGTCGTTGAATTCATCTTCAACGGCGTCGATATAGGGCTTCAGTCCAAAGGTGATAAAGCCGGTGAGCTGCTGCTCCAGGTTGGAACCCATGATGGAAGTCTTGCCGGCGCGGTTTGCCAGCCAAAGGGGAACGCCGTATATGCCGGCCAGAGCCTCCTCCTGAAACTGCTGAGACTCAATGAACTGCGCATCGCGCTGACTCAGGCCGGCGGGAACGATTTTCGGGTTACCTTGCAGGATGGCCATCTTGCCAATGTCATCCACGTCGCCCTTGCGCACATCGGGAAACTTTTCCATGACCTGGGCCTGCTGGGCCTTCGTCAGGAAGTTCTCGTAGATGACATATCCGCCGGTGAACCCGCCCTTGCGCATAAACCGCGATGACCACTGCTGCCCAGCCTTCGCCAAACCCATCGTTTCAGCCTGGTATTCAATGGGCGATAAGCCCACGACCCCATCAAGGCTAAAAAGCTTGAAATGCAACATGAATTCAGGGGAAACAGGAAAACGATCTCCGTCTTTTGGCGTAATCCAGTAAATCAGCTCGTCATCGGTGTCGATGGTGACGGTGTTGCAGTCCAAGGGAACAAAGCCGATGGGATCACCGTTTCGATTTCGCTCGATCAGTGCGAACGCGTTGCCGCGAAGCGCCATGTTCACCACGACGAACTTGAGGAAGTTCAGCATCGTCATGTATGGATTTGGCTTTCGCAGAAGTTTGAGCGATCGATCATCGCCGGAAACCTGCTTGCGCCCGCCCGGTGCGTCCTCAAACAACTTGAGAGGCAGGCCGCTCAATG